GCCAGACTCTTCTTCCGAGAACTGGCGTGTTAGGTTCAGCACAGGCAACAGATCGTTAGTAACGTTCGGAGTCTCAAAGAATTGGATAGCGTCGCCAACCTTCATCATCGGATCAGTCAAATACCACACTTTACGGGGAGCCATCTCCCATTCACCGTCAGCGGGCTGAATGAATCGGTTTTGTAAGGCGGCTTGAGGACCTGACGACAGAGACGCATTGTCCAGTACCATTCTCCAGGTCTGGGTAACAACACGCTGTTGGTCTCTCATAGACAGTGGATGACCAAAACCAAACACACTTGACGGATCCTTTCTCCACTGAGAGATGGCGTAAGGAGTTTCGAATGAAGCTTCAATGTTTTCCAGCTCCACACGAATTACTTTGCCATTACAGACCCACACTTCTCCGAAGTAGTCTTCTGTAGGCGAATCATAAAGCGGTTCAATTTCAGCAGCGTCAAGCAGCTTCTTGGTAATGCAGCCGTGGTATTCAATCACACAGTACTTGTCTTTAAACAGGCGCGGATTAGCATCAGCTAGTTTGGTGTATTCGAGAAAGTACTCCGTAGCATAAACTGTAGGCGGAGTCTTTAAAATTTCTTCAATTGTGGCGGCGTCATAGCCGTCGTGGTCTTTGTATGCAGCTAGTTCATACGCAGACATAGGGTGCACTTGCACGGCGTCACTAATCTTATCAGCGTCATTGACAGTATCGTCAGGGAAGAACATCCACGGATCGACACGTTCAATTGTTGGCTTGTAGATAACCTCTGGGCGGGATTCCCACACGCCAGAGAACTCATCGCGTACGTATTTATTAGACAACTTACCGCAGTTTACAGGACCTTTTAGGATGCCTGTACCAAAGACAACTCTGTCAAACATGGCCTTACGAGCCTGAAAGCCATAACGAGTTCCGTCCAACTGAGTTTCAATCTCGTCGGACATAAGGGCACATCTGATGTTGTCTGTCGGGTCTTGGCTATTGGCAGAAGGCCACAGATCCCAGTTCTTTTCACTAACAGCGAACTGCATGTCAATACACTGCGAGATAGCAGCGTCACACTTAGTGCGAACAATATTAAAGTCAGGACGACGCTTGCGTTGTTTCTGGTCGAAGAACGGGTTCTCTCCTAGATAGGAGTTGCCGTACATGTTACCAAAGTACAAGTAGCCGCACTCTGTCCACTCTTCTTGCTTAGCAGCACGATTATTAATGCGCTTCTTAAGCAAGTCGACAATGTGCTGACCAAGAGCGTCTAGGCCATTATCTCTGGCAAACGCAGAGGCCTTAGCTCTTTCGCTCTCTTCTACTGCCTTAGTCATCAACTCTTGTTCGCTAGCTAGCATTCTTTATCCCTTAAATGTCGTACTTCATTGACGTGCTATAGGTTTTTAATCCCTTGCCGACTGAAGTAGCTTGTTGCTTTGATATAGCTCTGATAATCATGTTAAGTGCATATCTAAGAGCATCTAGTAGGTGGTCATTCTCTTTAATCACTTTACCGTTCAGGTCTCTGCGGTACAGTGTGTATTCTCTTTGTATCCTCGGCAACGTCTCGAATATCTTCAACTTGCCAGTGCTTAGATGACTCCACACGTTCAGAATACCAGATTCTACTTCGTTGTTGGCAGGGTACAGTAGTAAATCTTCAGCCCTGTACATGTCCATCAACTTGCGTCCATCTACCTGAGATCTTCCTCGAGAGGCCGGGTCAATCAACACCGGAATCCAGGTACCTCTAGCTTTGATAGCTGAGGCATGAACAGGAGGCTCCTCGCCACCTCTGATGTACTCGTCGTACATATACACTACACCTGTGTCTGGGTTCTTAGCCAACCACACAGCCGCGGTGTTGTTCCAGCCTACGTCGAATCCGCATATGCGCTCGTAGTAGGGAGGAATCTCAAACGGTTTGATGAGGATTTCAGACAGCGGGATTGGGTAGATGTTACCGGATCCCATGCTAGGCTCGCCCTTGGAACGCGCGGCTCTCAGGTGAGGCGGCGTATCGTCAAGCATCCGAGCTTTAGATTCTTCTGTCAGCCACGGAGCGTCATCCCATCCCGCGGTAACAATAGCCTTAGCTACTGTTCTATTTGCTAATCTGGAATCAGTACCATCGTCTTCTGGTTGTTCGTTAGACACACCTAGTAGCGGCTTACTTCCAGCTAGCAGGTCAGCTTTGCTGAAGAAGTTAACGACTAGTGGGGTCAGGCCTTCGAGCGGAGTAAACGTTACGAAGATGATACCACCGGTGGTCATGGTACGGATTAGACATTCGTTGTAGATGTCGGCAGGGCAGATCTCGTCTAGCCAGATAACATCCATTGCAGTGCCATAAAACGCAGACAACTGCTGCTGGTAGTTCTTAAAGCCTAGTGTAGAGACGCCGCCAGAGGAGTGCTTAATCTCGATGGTGTCAACACCCTGCGGAACACCAGATAGGGCCCAGAAGCGTCCCATCTTTTCTTTCGGAATGAGACCTGTGCCCCAGTTACCGATCGATCCTAACAGCTCTTTCTGTACCGTATCTCGAGTGGACTTGGCGTCTGAGCCAGCTGCCCATGCTTTGATGGGCCTGTCAAACGTCTTACCATTCCACCAGCTAGGATACTCGCCAGTAAGGTGGCACGCCATAGCAAAGGCACCAGCTAGGGTCTTGCCACAACGGTTACCCGCTATGAAGAGGGTTTCCGTGTAGGACTTGGACGCCATGAAGAAGGCATTGTGTTTAGGACAGTTCTCAATAGAAAACGCCGACCCTTCGACAAACCACTTCCCAGTTCCTGAGTTCTCTAGTGAACTTTGATACTCTTCGACTAGTGTGACCAAGGACTGCATCGCTCGAGCATTGTTATCAGAAAGTTCCAGGGAAGGAGCAACCTCCTTCACCTGGTCCTTAAATGATTGGGTACTAATTGAGCCAAGCAATGCGTCTATATCATTCGGCTGCATGTGCATGCTCCTGTAGTACCTCGAGCAAATTGGCATCGCTGAGGTCTGGTCTGAGAGTCTTCACCAATTTTGGAAGCTCCTTCTCGAGACGCTGTCTCAGTTCCTGCACAGACGATAGGCTAGAATTGTCGACCTGCGAGGCCTCCACTTTCTCTGCCCATCCGTAACGGTTCTTCATAACCATCACGTACAACGAGGTGTTGAAAGCCTTCTCACTTAGATTAGTGCGGGCTTTTTCCATCCACCACGCATGACTCAGCATACGCCCGAAGTCCACGATCTCAGCAAAGGCATCGTTATCAGAGTAGGCTTTGTTAAACTGTTTTAGTGTGATTCTTAGTTCTCTGCAAACTTCGACGTCTGAATAGCCCTGTTTATAGCACTCAGTTAGTGTTTTTACCCACTCTGCATTCATAGTCAAGTCTCATATTATTGGGCCATATTGGCAAGTTTCATAGCCATTTCTTGGTTAAACTGGGCGTCTTCTAGAGCCCTGGTCGGACTTAATTCATTTGCGTATTTAGCCAAATCCATCTTACGTACATGGGCCTCGTGGCCAGCTAAAGGATTGAATCTTTGGGCAATGGAGGTATGGCTTATAGTCCTAGAGTCTGGGTTGGTTAAGTAATTAGCCATTTCAGATTTTGCGGCAATGGCATTCATGTCAGCTTTAGACATCATAGGAGCTGCGTTATACATAGCTACAGCGTTATTAGGATACTGGACCGGTGTAGGCTTATTTGCGCCCATAATGCCACTAATAGTGGTAGACGGGGCTGTAGGAGCAACTGTGGGTACAGGAGCCTGTACAGGAGCTTCTGGGGCTGGTGGGACTAGGCCCATGGAGCCAGCACCTGTTCCAGTATACCATGCGTTGTTTGAAAGATCAGGCAACTGACCATACTGAGGGGCCATTAGCTGTCCGAACGAACTCAGAGGAGTGGTATTATAGGACAGCCACTGATTGTGCAAGGCACTATCTACGCCTTGAGGGGCGTTTGCAAAGAATCCGTAACTGTCTAGGCCCATCGAGTTGCCAAACACGGAGTTACCGGTAGGTACGTACTGAGCCTGTGGCATAGTAGTACCCCTTGACGGATCGCCTGTGTAGGCCAGGGTATTAAAGATGTTACCAGGAACTCCGATCATATAAGACCGCATACCTTCCCAAGGGCTAATAACACCGTCGTTATTGCGGTCTACAGACTGCACATAACCTGTCTTAGCGGTATTAACAGCAGCACCAAGGCTCGGCGCTGTGACCAGATTAACGCCGCCTTGGATGACGTCGCCAGCATAATCAACAGCTTTGTTCCATACATCTCGAATTCTGGTCATTAAAGTTCCTTACTGAGTCTGTTCTGGGACCTCAATCATAGGCTCGAACCAGCCACCTTTGCCGTCCGGAGAGACATAAGTAAGGGCATCGTCGGCACTGAGAACTCGGGCCAGAGGGAAAGTGTCTGAAGAACCGTCTTCTTTAAAGTAAATACCTACCAGAAGTAGTTCCTGTTCCCCAGTCTTTGTGTTCTTAGCTCTCATAGCACCAATACTGTTAGTCATTGTGCCTTCATAGAAGAGTCTTAGTAGAGATTCAGCAGGAGCATCAGGAGCATTGTTAGTGTATACATACATATTCACTTCAATTTCTGTGTTCTCTGTGACTGGGTTACTGTTTTGATCATTATCTGACATATATGGGTCCTCCTATAGGACAAGTTGCGTAGTTACTAAGTATATTAACACCACGGAACGCAAAAAGTTATAGTCACTTGGCAGAAATATTTCGTTGTTCGCGGGATCTGACCACATCAACCCCGTTTCCGGTGTCAGGATCGTACCTAGATGCTATTAAAACGGCTTCTTTGCCAGACTTGCCAGCAGCCATGGCACCAAGAGCGTAC